CATGTGGGGCCCCCACTTACCAGTATGACTGGCCGCTTCTATAATAATAAATAAAATAAGACAAAAGACTTTAGCACTCGTTCTCGATACGATTTACTTGTTTTACGTTCTACTGACGCCGCACTAAAATCTATTTGCCAAATAAATTAAATAAAGATTGGTTCTGTGCAAATTAACCTCACCCCCTATTTCTTCGTTTCCGTAAAATAGACAGAGTAATGATGGTTTTCACACAGCTGTTATCCCTTCAATATTCATTTAATTGGCAAAACACATTACATAACAAGACAATGTACATCACAACGCCAAAATGGTTTACTCTCACGAGCTCCACGATACTACTGCCGGTCTACCGGAATATTCAGTTGCAGGTCTATCCCAACAGTACGTAGACTGTGGGTCTCATAAAGGGAATCGAAAACACCGAAGCGATTTACTTCTATCCCACCCTTAGCATCAAAAATTGACGAATTACAATAAATACATTATCAATAATTACAATACATCATAACTCAAAACTCAAACTGCGGTTTACTCTCACGAGTTCCACAACACTACTGCCCGTTTATAGGGTAATCAGTTTCAGGTCTATCCCAACAGTGCGTAAACTGTGGGCCTCATAAAGGGAATCGAACACACCGAAGCGATTTACATCTATCCCACCCTTAGTGTTAAACAATTTAAGAATTACAATTGTTACAACGTTAATACATATAATATAAATACAATACAAATCAGGAAAAAGATGCAACAACAAAAATGTAAAACGTTGCATCTCAAATGGCTTGTTTCTCATACATCTCCAGTATGAAATCCTCATAGTCAAAGGGCACCACATACCCTAGTTCACTCAATTGACTTTTGAGTTTCTCCGCTCTTTTCCTCCCATCATGGGCGGCGAAGCGCAACGCATTACCAAAAATATCTCGCTGGATGCGTGCGTCATTCTTATTGCGCTTATCAATAAATTGTAGCTCGCGCACCGCTACATCTATGGGCATTGGAGCCATCACCAATCGCCCATCAACTTTAAAGGTTGACTTCAAAAAGGACAAAGACTCTAACTTCTCATACGGTAACAACTCGTCACCCTTATTAGCTGCTGTCACGTTCATGCCCAATTTAGAAGCTACCTCTCGTATTCCTACACGATTAAATTGCTGTAATGTTTTATCATCAGCAGCAATTACCACATCGTCCCCATATGTTAGACACGCCACATCTCTTTCGAAATCTTTAAAACTCGGAGCCTCACCA